ATTTTTTAAGGTTTTTATTAGCTATTTCACAAGTATCAATTAAGGCTCTATTGTATAAATAGCGTAGTTTTTCATGGCTACAATCAAGATAGAGCCGTTTTAAAGCCCTATATGATTTTCTATGAGGAAAGTTACGAAGATATAAGAGTTCCCTAGTCTTCGGCTTTGTATCTATCATTAAAAGCAATATAAACTCATAGATAGATAATTGTTTTGATGTTGGAATGATCTTGAGTCTAGCAATAGGGGTATCCGAATTTTTAAGTTGTTCCTTTGTAATAGGTAATTCTAGGATCTTAAACATACTAGGAGAATTTTTTGGAATTGGATTTGGTAATTTATCATCAACCCATGATGCGATTTGAAGAAAGCGATCTAATTGATCCATAGTTAATCTACTAGTTATCATTTTTGGCCTTATAGGTTGAATCTGACTTATAAGTTGAATCTTGAGCCTTATAGATTGAATCTAAATATTCATTGAAACGATCTTTAGATAAATTCTTTTGATTTAGTTTTATTTGCTTTTTTAAATCATGTTGTTTTCTATTTTTAATTCTAGAGTCTTTAGCTATTTTATAGTTAAAACTTCTATTTTTAACAAATTTAGATAACACCTTTTTTATTTTTTCATTTTGATCCATATAATATTATTTTCTATTAATTAATCTCTATATAAGGGGTACAAAAATTGACCCCTATAGGTCAAAAATTGACCCCCTAAAGTTTATTTTTAATAGGTATAACTTTCCCAATGTTGATATTATGTGAATAGTTTTTTTGTTGTGATTTTGTAGCTTTAATAATTTTAGACATTTTTTTTCGCCTACCATTATTAGTTCTTATAAATTCTTGCATTTGGTTTTTATCAAAAGTAAATTTATTAGGCTTTTTAAAATGAGGTTGATTCCTAGCAACAAGGCCAAAGTTAGCCAAACGATCAAGATATTTCCTTAATGTTACTTTAGATTGAATCCCAGTTCTTTTCATTAAATAAGTATTAGTAATGTTAATTCCATTTTTAACATTCTTAAATCGACTTATAAGGATAAATAGAAGTTTCTCATGACTATTTAAGTTAAGGTTGTCCAAGAGTTCAACATCGACTTTTTCAAAAGTCCAACTCATACAGCCACCTCTTTTAAGACCATACCATAATTATTCACCCCAGTCGGTATTACTAAATCTTTTTTCTTAATAGGAATATTTTTTTTGAAAATGCTATAGTCAACGAAATGATGCCAACGATTAAAACGCCATACAACTTTAGCAACGTCAGGGTGTTGCTCTTGTAAAGATTTTGATTTGGCCATTACTCCATCCATATAGTCTAATTCATCATTCTTATAAATTGAATCTGTGTTACCACCCTTTAATCGCATCGTAGTAGCTTTCTCACTTAAAAAGGCGTTAAATTGTAAAGTACAATAACCAAGTTTAAGACATCTTATAGACAAATCTGTGTCCTCATTGTATTTTCCTCTCCAACGTAGGTCCAGGCGATTGTCAATTAAGATTGTAGAATAAATTCTAGTGTTAAATAAATAAGGTGGATATTTCTCACTAGCTATACAAAACTTACAATAGTTAAATCCACTTATCATGACGTTTTCATAACGATCCACAAAATCTTCCGCAGCTTTAAATATAGCTCCACTTTCAACAATGTTTTTAGCGTTACGATTTAATCTATAAAAATCATAAATATTGTCATCTATGATCCAATGCTTTTTCGCACCAATGCTTATAGAGTGATCCCAAACCCAATTTCTTGCAGGGATTGAGCCTTTGCCTAAATTAGAAAATGGTAAAGTATAAATCTTTTTAGGATCAATTACTTTTGCATATTCATCGTATTCTTGTGGCTCAACAACGATATGATAAGGGACTCCCATTCTTTCAAGCGTTTTAGAAGTTAATCGACTTTCCCAACGCCCTTTGCTAATCACATATATAGGATGTTTAGGATTCATCTTTGACATACCTCTTATTAAAATGGTTTTGGAATTTAAGTTTAGGATGCCAAATACTTTTTGTTTTATTATTTAGTTCTTGCCCTATTACTTTTGCGAAATCTTGCAAATCTTCCTCACTTGCAAATCTTATTATTATTTTATGATAAGCTTCCTTTGAATATTGCTCAAACTCAGGCATACCATCCCATTCTTTTCGCCAATCTTCTTTTAATTCTTCTTGACCAAAAAGATTATTTTGTTTTTCTCTCTCACTCATTTAGTTCGTTTCCCCAGTGATCCCAACCTTTGTGTGTAAAATCTTGTCTAGCAAAGAGTTCAATTCTTGAAACATCGCCACATAACTCAACGATGCGATCCCTTATGCAATCAGGCTTTCTTGAGTGTTCTCTTATTTTATCAATGACAACTTGATGAACTTTACTAGAAATTCTTTTTGGCTTACCTTTAGTAGCTAATAAACATATTTCATTATTTGATCTTGTATAATATCCCATACCCCAAAATAAACTGTCTTTGATTTTATTTTTTTTAATCCAACTAAATCCACAAGTTTTGTAGGTAAATCCCCACCTTTTAATAGTTTCTAAACCCTCTAATAAATTAGGATAAGTAACCCATAAAAACAAAATACAATTTTCCTCACTAATTTTACTGACTGGTAAATTATAAATTTCATTAGCTGTCATTAATTGATAATGATTTGAAACTTTTCTTTGTGCTTTTTCACTCCAAAATGTAAAGGTCCAGGGTGGATCAGCGTAGATAATTTTGTATTTTTTTTTTGGAAAATTAGTCATGTTTGTTAAACCTTAACTTTTCCATTTGTTGTTTTAATTGATCTATTGTGAACCCTGTAGATTTTTTACAATAGTGTTCAACACAATAATCTCTACCTTGCTCAACCACATCGGCTTTTTTTTTACATTTACAACAAACCCTTTGGTCGCCATAAATATTAATTAAATTTGGATCAATTCCATTTACCATCTTGCAAAATCTCTATTGGGGTTAAAATATCTTTAGGGATGTAATGACACTTTGGTCGCCCATTACCTAAATTAGTTAAGTATTTATTTGTTCCTAAAACATGGCTTGAATTAATAAAACCACAAACTTCGTAAATAGGTGATTTATCAATGACTAAAATATAAATTTCGTTTGGCTTTGCACCTTTAGGTCTAATAATCAAACCATTATTTTCTTTTGGCATTTGACAACGAACTTGTAAATGCAAGTCATGATAAATTAGATCAGGGTTATTGCCATGATTGACATGATAAGTAAATTCTATTTGTAATAATTTTGAACAAGCCAACTCTGCTCCACTACCACTTATTGATCTTGCAATTTTTTCGTTCAAAGAACTTTTATATCCATGACCCCACTCTTGATTTAATCGCATAGATTCAAAAACTCTAGTAAGGCCATTGTTAGCACTTGCCATTAATTCATATAAATCTAATTTTATTTGTTTCATGAAAGCCAATTCCCTTTTTCGTCTTGGCAATAAGAAGCTACAATTTGTTTTCTATTGTAAATATAAAATCCCCATAACTCACCATTACCATCTTCAAATTTTGGGTTGTCATACCAAATAGCTTTGCTTTGATAAGCGTCATCACAATTAGTAAAATTTTTTATTAAAATTTTTTCGTAAGTTAAGTTTGGGCTAGTCAATAAAACTAAAATTAAAAAGGATTTCACTTTGATAAATTCCTTTTTATAAAAGTAAGTAGTTTAGGATTTTGTAAAAATACTTTGCAAAACTCACTACCTATAAAAGTAGCGACCCCCTCCTCACCTAAATTCTTTAAACGAATCGATGATTTGTCGGCAATAAAATGAGCTATCTCATGTAGCAAAGTATCAACATAAGTAATTTTTCCTAAATTTTCTTGAATCGCTATGGTAGATTCGTTTGGGTTGTAGTACCCATAAATCATCTCTTTTTTGGCTTGTTTATTGGATAATTTAACAATTTTAGCTTTAAAATTACGATATTTTATCTCTTTAAGACTCATAATTGATAATATTCTTATAACAATAATATGAATAGTTTCAATATTTAAAAAAAAGATATACAAAAAGATTGCAATTTCTTATAAAAAAATTATACCTTAATTATATGACGAATCGCCCAAGACAAATTGGAGAATGTTATACAAATTTTGGTCTTAAACACACTTCCAAAAGCCAAAACACAATCCCTGACGATGTACGTTTTTTTAGATACGTTTGTCTAACACCTAAAGAAAAATCAAACCTACCTACTAATTGCTCATTCATTGGTGGAACAATTGCACATGAAGTAGTGCAAATGGCTTTATGCGATGGAGTTAAACTTGGAGATATTTTAAAATGATAAAAGAAATTCAACATAAAATAGATAATTACAATCCAATTAATGAAAAAGATAAAATAAAATTTGAGCATATTATCAAAAATATGGAGTCATTATCAAGAAATCATTTAACAAATATTGCATCATTACCAAATCAAAAATGGGAAAAAGAGAAAGAGTACACACATTGGGATCAAAGAATTAAAACTTATTTTTTAGCTTATGTAGATTTAATTGGTGAAACTCATTTTGGAGATATTAAAAATGTTTTTGGAACTTTAGTAAAAACTAAAAGTGGATATTCTTATACTAAAAAAAAATGCCCTAAAGTACCTTTTCATAGTGATTGTTTGCAAATTGCTTTGTACTCAAAACTATTACCAAAACATATCCCATTTTTAACTTATGCTAGTGATAGCGACCATGTAATTTTTACGCCTGACAATTGCATAGAATTAAGAAAAGAAAATTTAGAAAAATATTATGATGAATTAGTTTTATATCAAATGTGTTGGGAAAAAAAATTAGAACTAGCAAATGGCGATATAAAAACTTTAGCTTTACTTTGTAAGCCTGACTTTAGCGAAATAAGAAAAAATGGTTTTTGGTGGAATGGAATTGAACCTAATTTAATTGAAAGATTTAGAGGTTATTATGGGTGATCAAGGAATTATTAAACCATTAAGAGATAGAGTAAGAGATTTAGAAACTATTAATAATGAACATCAAAAAAAGAATGGCCAATTAAGAGTAGAAATTCAAAACAAAGATAAAATTATTAAAGATTTAGAAGAACAAATTAAAAACCCAACAAAAAAATTGAGAGAGGTAGGACAACTATGAGTAAAGAAAAAACATTGGAAAGTGCAATACAAAATTTTAGGGATGGAATTAAACAAAGCGACTATGTAAAATTAGGTGCTAAAGGTGAATATTTAACAGTTCCTTATCGTATCAAGTTTGTAAGAGAATATTTTGGAAGTAGATTACAAATTTTAACATTTAGTAGTGAGTTAGAAAATGGCTCTACAAAATTTAGAGCAAGTGTCTTTTTAGATGGCAAAGAATTAAGTGTTGGTGAGTCTAAAATGATGGTCAATAGAGATAAAGAATTTGAAAAAGCACAAACAGTCAGTATTGGTAGAGCATTATCTATTCTTGGATTTATGGGTAATGAGATTGCAACAGCAGAAGAAATTGAGGATTTTGTAAAAGGCAAAGAAACAAAACCTATTGCTAAACCTAATGGTAAAGAAATTACAAAAAAATTTAATGTTGAAGAATTTGCTAGTGAATGGATTAGTAAATTAGAACAACAAGCAAAGCTATCAACAAGCGTTAATAAATTTGAACAAGGTATTCAAAGTTTATCTAAAGAATACACAAACGAATTAGAACAACTTTATCTTGATCCAATTCAAGACGTTAAGGTTGCTAATAAATACAACAAACTAAAAACTACAATACAAGGAAGAAAACCTAATGGACAATAAATACGATAATCAAATCGCACTGTGGAAAAGACAACCTAGAGAAAACGATAAACCTGGTACTAAATATCCACATTATACTGGAAAAGCTACTATCAATGGTCAACCTAAACAAGCTGCGGCTTGGTTAAATACCGATAAATCGAAAGACACCCAACCTGATATTAGTATCAAGTTAAGTGAACCAAACACTAACAAACAAGAGGAAGCACCGTTCTAATGCAAAATGAAAGTGTAAATCCTCAACATTATAAAAAGGCAATCCAAACTTGCGATGCGATTTTAAGTCAACAAACGCATGAAGAAAACATTGGTTACTTAAAGGGTGCTGGTTTAAAGCACCTTTTTCGTTTTGGTCAAAAACATGGAACATCAATTGATAGTATCATTATGGATTTGGAAAAGTGTCTTTGGTATTTAAAAAAATTATTAAATTACCTAAAGGCTCTTAAAGAAGATGGCCATGATATTAGGCAATCACAAGAAAACGTAACAAATTTATTTAAGGATAAAGAAGAATGAAAAATGGAAATGGAAATGGCCATCAAATTTATTTAAGTCAAATCAAGCTTGATGTACTTAAATTTATAAAAAGGTTTATTGATCAACATGAGTATAGTCCAACCTATAAAGAAATTTCTACTAAATTTAAATTTTCTAGGGCTAGAGCTGGTGCAATTATATCAGAATTATACAAGTTAAATTTGATTAGCAAAAGTAATCAAGCACAAAGAAATATTGAGTTAAGCAATAATCAATTGGAAAAAATATCAATGTTAAAAGTTAATAAAAGCTATTCAACAATGGATTTAAGACGATGAATAAAGTTTTAAAAGAAAGTTTTTATGAGGCCAATGTAAAGGTCGATGAAGAATTTGAAAGTGTGGAAAAAGCACATTTATCAAATACTCCTAGTGAAAACGCTAGGGTTAAGGTTCTTGATTTAAAATTAGACAAATCAAGAATTAAATTAACAAACGATAAGGAGTCTAAAGAGGATGGCTTTAAGTAAAAGTAATAGTCTTACAAGACGTTACCAAAAACTTGAAAAATATCATGCTGAAATTATGAAACCAGCTAAATCTGGTAAAGCAAGACAGTGTGTTCATTCAAGCGTAGCGTTTAAAAAATATGTTAAGACTTTTAGGCAAATATGCTTGGTGGAAAATGAAGATGCCAAGTTTATGTATTCGCCTTAAAAATTAATGAACTTAAAAGTTGTAAAAAACTCTAGGCCACTTGTCCGCCAAATTTAAGGAGAGAGTAATGAATAGACAATATAAAGCTTACAAAAAAACAGAAGAAGAAACTAAACTCAATAAAGAAATAGGAAAAAAAATTAAAGAAGCAAGATTAAACCATTTAGTTTATGTTGGTGAAATAGTAGATGGTGAATTTTTAGGAACTTATAAACCAAGAAAAAAATTAGTTACTCAAAGTGAATTATCAAAACAAATTGGCGTAACTTTCCAACAGATCCAAAAGTATGAAAAAGGACAAAATGGAATTAGTTCTACCAAGCTATTAAAAATAAGTCGATTTTTTAAAAAGCCACTTGATTATTTTACAAGTGGTGCAAACGAATTGTTAGGTCAAGACGTTCCACCTAATAATAACCCAACAGCTCCCTCTTTAAATTAGAGTCAATGGGTAACTATAAAAGTGAGTGTCAATAAAATGTGAAAACAACTGATAAGTGCTTTGTAACCACTTATCTTTTATTTTGTTGTGTATGAGAGGGGGAGAGTAATCTCCCCCTTTTTTTTTTATGTATTTTGTAATTTGGAAACCTAAAAATAAATTTACTAGCTTTTCTAATTCTTTGTTTGCGTTAGAAAAAGACGCTAGGGAGTTTGCTAAAAAAAGTATCAAAAAAAAAATAGAATGGGATGTAGTTCTCTATAATAATGAGAACTACGATAAGTATTGGTATAAATAATTAATTATTAATTAAATAATAAGTAAGTGCCATTAACTCTATAATAATAATAGCTTCTAACATTTTATTTCTTAAAATTTTTATAAACTTGTTTAGCAGCTAACCTATTTATTGGCATAAATTTTGGTGGAGCATTTACAAGTGTATTAGTTGAACAATTTATATGTGGAGTTTGCTTTAACATTTTTCGTTCAGCATTTTTTCTACCAAGTTCATTAATTTTTTCTTTGTATTGTTCAATTTGCAATTTATTAGACTCTACTTTAGCTTTTACATGATTTTCTAATTTTGCGATTGCCTCTTTTTGTGTATTTGAGTTTATTAAAATTATAATATGCTCAACTAATTTTTTAGTTATTTTTATTTCATTAGTTAGAAAGGCAATATCTAACTCATATTGTTGTATAGATTTTGGCATTAAGACTCCTTTTTAGTTGTTGCCATCTCTATTGTGTGATCTTTATGTTTGATACCCTTATTTACTATCTTGCCTGTTAGTTTTACAGTCGGCTTTATTAGATTAGTGTTTTCGGATAACTTGTTGTAACCTTGTTGAACATCTATTCCTTTTTTAGCTAACGCTTCTGCTACTGCTTTTGCTATTATATCCATATCTCTCTCCTTATTTCCAATTAAAGTGTTTGTTTTGATAATCTACATTTTCAATTTCTTTCTCACTCTTGAGATATAAAGCTATGTAGTTATCTTGCACAAAATCTATTGACTTATCTCCAAGTGCTTTGGCCAAGTCGATAGCGTTCTTATATTTAGACGTATAAGCCCAAAAACTAGCTGTGTAATGACGCCAGAAGTACCCTTTTCGCTTAATTGGTAGCGTAAGGTGTAATTTATTTAAACTCTTGTCTATGCCTCTAATAATGGCTTCTAGGCGTATAGGTGAGTTAGTTTTATCTAAAAATAGATAATTCTGGTCCTTTGGCAAGGTTTTAACATATTTGTTAATTTCATCCCTTAAATCGTTAGAAATAACTAATTGTCTAAAACCATTATCAGTTTTTGGATCACCTATTTTTTTAGTACCACTCTTAACTGATTTATTAATATCAATGATTGGTGGTAAATTAGAACTAGCATCAAAGTTTAGCAAATCATCTAGGGTCAAGCATCTAGCCTCACTAGGCCTTAATGCACACTCTAAAAGAATTTTGCATATTAATTGAACTTCGTATCTTGGAATATTATGAATTATCTTTTTCATTAAATCCATGTTCCAATAGTCAAAATCAATACGTTCTGGCTTTGTTCTACTAGTAACAACCATAGTCATCCAATCGGCATCTTTACAAATATTACGCTTTAGCTTTCTATTTGGTGGATCAACTTGGTTTTGAATAATAAGTTCTAACGTATTAAATATTTTTCTAATAGTTTTAGCTTTTAATTCATTTGTAAATAATTTGTCAGTTAGGTATTTAACAAAACTATTTAATTCTTTTTCACCTATTTTTCTAATATCTACATTATTAAAATTTGGTAAAATATGATTTGCATAAAAACTATTATAAGATTTAACATGGCCTATATCTACAATACCCTCTCTAATCTTATATTTAAGTCTTTTAATAAAAGAATCGTAAGCTTCGTTTAAAGTTACTTCTTGTGAGTCAAATTTAACAAAGCCTACTTCTTTAATTTTTTCTTCAGCTTTTTCTTTACAATCTTTGTAAGTGTTTTTAGTTATAGATTTTGGCTTGGTATCTTCACCAATATATTTCCATCTATATCTTCTTTTACCACTAACATAACAAGGTCTTATATTTAGTTCCATTTTCTCTCTCCTTATAGGTTATATAAAAGTTATATATAAGATATAGACAAATTGCAATAAATCAATTGACAAAAAAAATGGCTAAAAACCTTGTATTTCGGACATAAAAAAAGAGCCAAAACGAACCATTTTTGATTCATTTCGGCTTTTTAATAATTTACCCACCACTATCCCATTTGATTAGATCAAATCATGATCGTTAGATCACATCCTATTCGGTTTATGCTTTAGCTGTTTTAGATGCTCTTTTTAAAGCTACGTCAGATACAGTACCTTTGCCTTTACGACTAGTACCTGCTTTTTTTCTGCGATTCATATAATAGTACAAACCTTTTTTTGCAGTTCGACCATCTTTTGTTTTATGAGTTTTTTTTGTCATAATTTACATCCATGCCTTTCTTGACCAATAGTTAGCTGATAAGGTCTTTTGACCACTTGTTTTTATTCCACCACTTCTAGCTAGATAACTTTTTCTAGCTTTAGGGTTATTCTTTCTAATCTTCATATTTGGATCACCAAAAGTAACTTTATTAACTTTGCCTGTCTTTTGATTTTTTACATACACTCCACTTTTTTTAGAACTCCCTTTAGGTAATCTAAAAGGTTTATTGAGTGTAACTTTTCTACCTTGATATGTAGCCATTATGCTTTAACCTTTGGTTTTGGGGGTGGAACAATAATATTTTCTGTGCATAAGAATTTAATAAAAATTTTATTCTTATTAACTTCTTCGTAACCTATTTCTTCTAATTTTGTAATAGACTCATAGTTTCCTGCTATCATGCAAGAATACCCATCAACAAATAGATCAGGGTATTTGTATGGTGGCAAACAAGTGTTAGCTACAGCTGAACACATGATTAAGTTTAAAACAAAATTCATTCATTATCTTTCTTATTTAGTTTGTGTATTTGATCTTCTAGTTCTGTAATTTTTTTATTAGCTTGTTCCAAGTCTTGTTGAGAATGTTCTAATTTTTGCAAACATCTTTTATTTGCACTATCTTTAGATTTACCTGCGTCTTGCAACTCAGCTACTTCTCCTTTTAGAATACGAACTTGTTCTTTGTATTCGTTTATAAGATCTGTGTTATCCGACATTATTTCTTACTAGAAATTCCACCCTTAAATATTTGAGTGCCTTTAATCCCATAAATACTAGCTACAACTAAAATCCACAGATTAGTGAACCAGGACGGCAAGTTTGAGAAGTGATCAAAAAAAACATTTATTTTATTCATGACTTCTACGTCATCACTTATAACGCCATATGCAAGGACCAGTATCGGCAAAGTCAGAATCAAAAGTACAGCTTCGTCTTTCCAGTCAGATTGTCTAGCTTCTAGCAATTTTCCACTGTACTCAAGTTCACCGTTTGCCATCTTTTCTGCATGTTTAGCCTGAGCATTGGCCATCATCATTTTAGTTTCTTGTTTCTTTTTATAAATATGACTTCCTGCGTTTAACGCTAGTTTAATTGCACTTAACCACATAGTTACTCCTTATAGTTTTGCACTCCGCATTTTACCTGCTAATTTACCAGCTCTTGCTGGAGTTTGTTTAGCCCATAGTGAGTCAAGCATTTGGAATGAGGCCTCACCATAATCTTCATTATCTAAAGCTTTCCACATATTCTGAAATTTAGATACGCCACCAATTCCTAATTGAAATACCATTTCAATAATGACTTCTTTAGCAACATCATTAATTGGTCTTTCTTCAATAAGTGTGTTGGCGTTAAAATGAGCATTATCAAAATCTTTATTAAAGATTTCTTCTAAATACTCTTTTTCGTATTTTTTATCATCTTCCCAATGATCCTCTACGCAAAGATGACCATAGCCGATTGTTCGTTTTCCAAGACTGTCTTTATAAACTACATCTCTAAAACCCTCATGTAGTTTAACTTCTTCTTTTAGTGTTTCGTACATTTATTCTCCGTTTCAATTTTGTTGTGAATTTGATCCTTATTCTAAATGCGTAACCATAGAGTCTTCTAAAAAAACACTCTATGCCTAATAATATTCTCCCCATCATCGTCAACTCCTAGCATTTGCAAACCTCACAAGTACATAATTCACCATCGTAAAAATGACTATGTAAAATTTCTTTACAGTGACACTTGCAATTACAATTTTTGCATTTTCTTTTTTTTCTTTTTTTTGGTTTTGGGAAAAAAAAAGAGTCTATCCATGCACTTAAATTATCTAGTAATCCTAAAAATTTATAAATAAATCTATCTATCATTATTCCATAATTAATTTTTTAATTGAATATGAGCCATCTATATTTTTTTCTAACTCAGCTTTTGATTTAATACATCTATACTCAATGTTGTTTGATGAATTTCTGCTAGCCTGACGTTTGCCTTTTAAACAACTACTTAAATCAGGTTGTAATCTTGCTTCCGTAATTTCATTATTAACTAATAAAAGCAAAGCTATAACTACTTGCTCCATTTAACGACCTACTTTTTTCATTGCTAACCTGTGAGCTTGAGTAAATGTTTTACCTTTACCCATTAAAAATTTCATGCTTTTCATGTGTTTAGCAGTGTGATGTTTTTTATGTTTTGCAAGTGTTGTTTTTTGTCTTTTTGTTAATGCCATTTAATGACCCCCATTTGCTCTTACTTTGTCTTTTATAATTTCTAATTGATCTTTAATTTTTTCAATATCACTCATAGCGTATTTAATATTTACGTTATTATTTCTCATGAGTTCCATTTCTTTTTGTATAGACTCAACTTGAGTTGCTATATGTTCCAACAGCATAAATTGTTCTTGATCCGTTGGTAATTGTTCAGATTTTTTAAGTAAATCAGCTTGAAATAATTCTCTACTAGTTTCTAAACTACCTATTCGGTTTTCTAGTTCAAAAAAACTAACAGTTGCTATAACTGCTCCTGCTACAATCATTAACAGATTCTTTGCTGGTAATTGGATTCCTGTGTCCTCTGACAATTTTATATTTTTCATATTTTATTTCCATGATCGACCATGATAATTTTAATACCTAGTTTTTTTTGTTTAGGTGTAGGAACTCTCCAAATCTTTCGCCTATATGATTTGACGTTTTTTCTATAAGTATTCGTTTTAATATCAACAAGTTCAATCTTACCACTAGGGCTTACCAAAACTAAATCAAATGGACATTGAGGATCACATGATTTTGCAACCCAATAACCTTTTTTAGTAAAATCAACAATACATTGATATTCACCAACAACACCTTTTTGAGTAGTATTTAACTTACTAGATTTGATATTAGATTGAGCAAGGTTGATAGACTTATCAATCCTACTGCCCATAATAATTTATAAATAGAATTCACTTTAGCGTCTAAATGAGCTAAATGATTATCTTTTATAGTCGATATTTTGTTATGTATTAGTTTTATTTCACCTTGTAACTTAATAATTTGCTCTGAATTTTTTTGAGATTGTGTGGCCATTATCTATACTTATTTAAACTTTCAATTATTTTGTATTGTTCTAATAAAGATGATTGATCTTGTTCATTCATTTTAGGTAACACAGTTTGATTTTCATAAGCTGTTTGTATCAAACCTTGACCACCACTAGCATTAGGTAATTTAGCAAAAGCAATAGCATTAGCTATATCATCTAGTGCTTGATTGTGTTTAGCAGTTTTGGCAACAGCGTCAAAAAAGAATCTTGCACCTAAAGTAGCTTGAATACCACCAGCTTGAAACCCTGCAATTCCTACAAGTGATCTTCCAAAACTTTGAAAAACACCTAAAAATTTTTTAGCACCACCCTCAACTTGTTTAAAATCATTTATATCAGTTGTTTTTTGTAATTCTTTTGCAAAGCCAATTAAATCTTTTTGTTGTTCTTTAGTAAATAAAATTTTAGATATTTCTTTACCATTACCATTCATCATTTGCTCAACTTCTTTTATAAAAATTTTAGGATCAAATATTTCATTTGTTCCAACTTTTTTAAAAGAGTTGTTTAACATTCTTTGAAAAGCACCATCAACTAACAAATCAAATCCCTCTGACCCTTTAGGAAATATAGTTGTAGTTAATCTATTTAGAATATCAGTTGATTGTTTTACGCTATTTGCACTTAAACTAGCGTTACCATATAAATAATTATTTATTTGTAATGCAGTATATTTACCATTTAAAATATTATTTAAATATGCACCAGCTTGATCTTTAACTTTACCTACATTATTAGGTTCAAATATTTTTTTAACTTTACTAGAGTCGGCTCTTGCACTTTTAATAGCTTCTAAAACACTTTTATCGCCACTTGATAATGCACCTTGTATAGTTTTATCGTAAAATTTATCAAACTCACCTTTTAAAGTTAATAATGCTTTTTTATCAGTTGCATCTTTTGTAGTGCTTATAATTGTATTTAAGTTTCTTCTTTTAGCTTCTAAACTATCTAAAGTTATTTTAGTTACTTTATTATCTTTAATACCTTTTAAAAATTTATCAAAATCATTCATCCAAGCTAGTGATTTTGGTGTAATATCTTTATTAAGATTCATACCAATACCATCACTACTAGATACAACTAATCTCATATTTTTAGTTACATTATTAACTACTGGTGCTTTTATTTTACCAGTCCAATCAATAGCATTATATTTAGCATCAACTGCATCATCCATTTTAGATTTGATAGCGTTAATTTGATTTGTAACATTATCTATTGTATCTTCAACAGGCGTTTTTTGGCCTGGCAAAGTAGTTGTTTGTTGAGTATTTTTATTTCTAATTAAACCATTTCTAAATTTAGTAAGATAATCAAATGATTGTTTTAATTGTATCTCTGCTTGATAATTAACAATATTTTTTAAATCTTCTCCATGAACACCTTTTTTAGCTTGTTCAATCCATTTTAAAACTTTTTGATTTCCACTAGCTTGAGCTTTCCATAAAGATATTCCATACTTATTAGCACCAACAATTTGAATTGCTAAAGCAGGATTAATACCATCTTCTAAAGCTTGTGCAAATTCTTTCATGACTTTTTTGTCATTTAATAAATTTAAATCTTCAAAATTTTGTTTAGCTAGTGTTTTAGTTTTTTCGGTTATCATACCTTTGTTGTTTAGATATAAACCACTTCCACTAAATATATTAAACTTACTAGGTATAACTTTATTAATTCCATCTTTAACAATATTAAAACCACTAAATCTTGCTAAAAATTTTCCTATTGGCTCACCAGCCATTCCCATAGTTTGATTTAATAAAAGCCTATCATCTTCTATAATTGGAATTCCACCATCACCTGCTTGTGATCCCATATTACTAGCTACAACATCTTGAGTTGCTCCAGTTACAGCTGCAGCACTTCCTTGAGCTATTGATTTTTTTATAATTCCACCACCAACTTTTTTATAAACAAAACCAGCACCAGGGATGTATTGTAAAACTTGTGCAACTCCCTCAACTGCGTCTTTAAATGTAAAACCTGGTTTATTTAAATAAAAAGTTCGATCAGTTCCTTTTTTGACTGCTCCATTAGGTAATGTAATAACAACATTTTCAAATTTATCTCTTGATATAACAGCGTCAGGATATACGTTTTTTACCATATCAATTTGTGCTTCAACCGATGGTGTAATACTAAAACCTATTCCAAGCTTTATAGAGTTACCAATGTTAGTTAAAGGTGCATTATTTAATTCACCCATATTTTTAAATTCTTCTCTATTGTTGCCAGTAAAGAAATTACTTATAAAATCTATTGATGTATTAAAAAAACCTTGTTCTTTATTTTTTTTCTCAATTGCTTTAGATACTAATTCTTTTTCATCGCCCTCAACTTCATTTGTAGAAGTATCTACGTTGTCATATTTTTTTTTAATTAAAGCTTTTTCTATAAGATTTAATTCTTCTTCGTTAGTTACAACAGCCATGTTTTATTCCTTAAAGTGAATTAATTTTTTTATATTTTTTATTTTCTTCATCAATAATGTAATACCATTCACCATTTTCAGCTTGTATGAAATTATCGTTATTTTTCATTTCTTCTAAATTTGTATTTGAAAGTTTAAGCATTTCTTCCATTTCATCTTTTGGTATAATTGGATTTACAAGATCACCATTATCATCTAATTCGTTTGTGTATTGATCCCACATTTGATTAAAAGTCATCATTTTACCATTAACTTCTTTTTTAGTTAATAATGTGTTTAGACCATCATCACCAGCTACCCAATCCTCTGCCATTTGTGCTTTTAAAATTTCTCTATCGTTAATAGCTTCCATAATTCTTGCATTAGCTTTGATACCATTAGGAGTCATAGATAAACTAGTTGTTAAACTTTCAAAAATATCCATTTCCTTTTCTGATATAGCACCTTTTGTTTGTGAAATTTTCCCAAACAATTGATTACCTGCTAATACACTAATAACTTCTGTATTTTGTATTTGACTATTCATATCTCCTATATCGCTTAACCATGAAACATCTAATCCAAAACCTTTAGCATATTTCATTAAATCAGCTACTATTGGAGCTACCTTACCAGTTTCTAAATTATCAGCTGTTATAGTAAGCAATTCTAAATCAACATTTTCTTTAGAAGCATTATCTGCTGTTTCTAAAATCTTATTAAACACCTCACCTTGACCTTTACCAACTGTTTTTTGAAATTCAGTTTCCATATTAGAACCTGTATTAACATTAACATTAGTTTGTGGAGCATTTGTTTTGGTTTTAATTAATTCAATTTTATTAGTTACTAAATTTCTTTGATAATTAGAATTATTATCTAACGATGGATTAGACTCTATTTCTTCTCTAGTTAAAATTTCGTATTTATCTTTATTTTTATTCGCACTAAAAAGTTTTTTAAGTTGACCAGCTTGTGCTATCGCAGGGAATATAGCCTCACCTACTCCTTTCCCCTGAGCTCCTTGTTGTAGCAAACCTGCTGCTACTAAAAATTCTTCGTCTTGTAAAAGTCCTTTAAAATTGATTGCCATATTATATTAGTCCTTGATTATCTAGTTCTTCTTCAAATGGATTTGCACTTGTCATACTTCTTGCATACTTTTGATTAAAAGTATTACCAAATCCAAATTGTTGATTGTTTGGTGTTAAGTTTAAAGTTTTTGCTATTTTATCTTTAGCGTTGTTGTAAGTTGTCATGTAAGTAGATGAAACACCTAGATTTGTATTATTTAGATTATTAAAATAATCATTAACCATTGAGTTTTCATTTGTTTCAATAGTTTTTACATCATCAGGGTTGTCAAATAAAACTACATTATTATCTCCACCACCACCACCACTTTGATTTGTGTTGTTATCACCTAATGTACTTTTGTAATCAGTTTCATTAAATAAGTAATCATACTCAGGTGATCCCTCTACAATAACTCCATTAGGATTCCAATTTAACCCTGTGCCTAATTCATATTCTTTAATCATGGCAGTTGTCATATAATTGTTTCTTCTTTTTTTATTTGCAGAATTTGCAAAAGGGGAAATAATTTCTTTTAAAACATTTAAAGTTATAAATGGTGAACTTGTAAGTCTTTCAAATCTTGTTTTGCCAGTAAGTGCATCATTAATATTTACACCTTGATCTACAAGATCAACTATGTTTTGTGCAACAACTCTATCTTGTTGCGATTGTGTCATCGCTGTATTGTATTGGTTACTTTGATTACCTTGGAAAGCACTAGTAGAACCACCACCAGATGATTGTTGTCCACTATCATTTTGTCCTCTATCCATAGCACCTGATACATCACCACCAGCTCTATTTTGGCCAGGATCGGTTGATCCAAAACCATCAAAACTTAAAAGTCCTGATGCTCCAATATTTGCTTTATCATTTTTTAAAGAGCCATGTAAATTAGCGTCTAGCAAAAGACCTTTTTCAGCATCAGTTATGTATGCTAGTTCTGTCTTTGGGCTTTTAGGTGATGACTTCCAAAATCTAGGTGCTGTAACTTCTTGAGTTTCACCAAGATAATTTCTTACCCCACCTTGCATTACAAAGTCTTTTTCTAATAACATTTTAACCTTTATAAAATTATTGAAACAACAAATAAAATAGCAAGACCCATCACATATTTAGATGTTCTTTTATTTATATCAGTTTCTATATCAAAAATTATTTTTTTTATTTTATCCATTATAATAATCCCCCTAATAATCCACCTACAACAGCACCACCGATTCCTGGTGCAATCATATTACCAATTAAAGCACCACCTAAACCTTGTGTTACTCTATTTGGATTGTTAACAGTTTGTTGAACAGGAAATCCTGTAGCAATAGGATTTACCAAAGATGAATATTGTTGTAATGATTGAAAAGGTGCTAGGTTTTGTTGTCGTTGTATATTTTCTAATTGAGAACCAACTTGAGTTAATGTTGGAGAAGCACTAGCAATACCTAATTGTCTTTGTCTTTCTCTTTCATAAGAATCAAAAGCATATGGTAAAGCTTCTTGAGTTATACCACTTAAAATTTGTTGTTGACTCATTGGCGACCCTGGAGTCCGACCCATTCCACTAAACTCACTATTAACTGCTGTTGCAATTGAATTAGCACTACCTTGAAGCATTGGAGATAAAAAAGGATTTAAATATTGTCCACTTAATGTATCAGCTAATTGTTGTTGCGAAGCATTGGCCATAAGCTCTTGTTGAGCAAGGCCTTGAGTTGTTTGAGTTGTCGGTGCTACATATCCACTAGCACTTACACCTTGATTATATAAATTACCTGCCTCTGAAATAATTTGATTTAACGCAGGTTGTGCTGGTGCATATGGGTTGACTTGTGCTTGACTACCCCCACCACTTGATCCACCACCAAATGACATTAGTTATTCTCCTTTTTAATTAATTGTTTTTCAAGAACTACATGAGTTCTTTTATAGTCGTAATTTTGTAAAACTTTTTGCCAACCAACTCTAGCGTTAAGTTCCATAAGATCACAATTTTGTTCTAAGGCAAAATCTTCAAGCACTTGAATAAGACCTGTCCATTTTTGCCTATGCCTACCTGTCATAATAAATATTTGACAAGATTTTTTAAGCTTACGTTGTATTACTTCTGTTACAACAACTCCATAATATTTTTCTAAAGTTTTAGATTTGCTCTTATCCCAAATAATCCACATTTGCATTTTGTTATTTTTTAAACAATCAAAAACAAATTGTGAGTCAGTATAATCGCCTGAGTAAGTTAAAGCATTTTGTATATCTTGCTTAACTAAACTCCAAACTTCATTAACATTAGAAGTTGGTATTCTTACAAGTTTCATTAAGTTACACTTAAATAATTTAATCCTATGTGAACACTATCTGATGTACTTGTAGTAGCCTTTAACACATCATTACTTTCTAATACTAAAGGCTGTGATAATATTTCTATTGAACTATTAGCACTTAAATTTTGTGTGTGTAGTATTGTAAATTCAGTATTACTTTGTGAGCTATCCAAAACATCCATTGATATATTTGGAGTGTTACCACTATTATTAGTAACTCTTATTGATTTTACAATTAAAGTTTCTTTATTACTTGATGTTAATAAAGCAGTTTCATTAGTTGTAGCTAAAGCTACTCCTTTAAATTTATATGAGTTAGCCATGATTATCTAGCTGTACATGGTACGTTGTTTGAACCTACTAATGATTGACCAAATGCCATGTAAATGTATGTTCCACCAGATGTATTTCCACCTGCTTGTGTATTTCTTAATTTAAAACCATTAGAAAGATAATCAGTATGATAATTTGATAAATTATATTCTGAATCACTTACATTTGTAAAAAGAGCATGGCTATTAGGATTATAAACATCTCTTTTATTATCTAATATTTGCCACCAACCACTTGTTGAAGTTGCGTATTTTGTTAAAACAAAAGCTGGTTTAAATCCTGTATAAACAAATGTTCCATCAGCATTACCATTACCAGTATAAGAACCAAACTTGCTGTAACCAGTAACTTCTGAAAAACAGTAGGCTATATAATTTGAACCAGAATTATTTACATATACTGAACCATCTATAGAAAAAACAGAAGAAGTAGGTGTTGTGTTGTTGAATACAGTAGAAGCTCCTTCTGCAACATTATCATTTAATTTTAATCTTTTATTATTTCCTATACTTGCATGATAAACAAACCAATCTCTAGTATTAGACAAATCTTTAATTATTATCATTTTAGGTACAGCACCTAAACCATGACCAATAGTTCCTGCACTTCCTGTTCCTGTCCATTTACATATTGAAAAACCTGCTGTCGTATTAACAGATGTGTAAGTAGTATTTATAGAACCTGCTGTATTTGATGAACCTTGACCATTTGCTTTCCAGTTCCAACTCATAAATCCTTTTGTTGTAGATGCACTTTCATTTGCAGGATTACCAGTTCCTGTTGTAAAGCCATCTGAAGTAAAAGCTGATATAGAATTAGTTGAATTATTTACTTCTGCTGAAGTGTTATCAGATTGAATATATTTTCCTACACCTCTAACAGCATCTACTAAACAATGATTATTACCATTATCTCTATCCTTAATCCAAACCAAATCTGGTTGAAATTCTAATCCTGTAACTGTTACTGCTGATGAGCTTCCTAAATATATTTTTCCATCAAAGTGGTCT